CATCCCACTTTGTGAACCGCCTGTGGCTTTTCAAATTGTGTGAGAGTGATTTTTCAAATTGCATGATAGTATACTCTCACGCAATTTGAACATTCTATTTTTCATAGGCTCCCAAAAACCGTTCAAAATAGACCCTGAAACGGCTCCCAAAAACCGTTCAAAATAGACCCTGAAACAACCTCAAAACCACCCTGTCATCGAACCACCCAGGATGTGCCGTCGCAGTAGAGAGGACCATGGTAGCTCCCGCCTCCCGCTGTGACCGAATCTCCCCATGCCGAAGCCACGCCATCCCTCACATTTACCCAGGTGCCTTCCGGGTTGGTCAAGGATGGGCAGGCTGCTAAGTCGGAAAAATATTGAGGTACGACAAACGGCAATCCTGAGCCATGCACGCCAGAAATCGTTACGCCAGAGGAAAGCTTGTTTTGATGGAGATCTCCCGTTTGCGCTGGAAGAACCAACTTAAAACCATAAATGATAGCAAAATCCCCATCGCCAGAATCACCAGACCAAGTAGCTCCAGTAGGTAAGGATGTTGTAGAAATATCTGCGAAAGCTACCGCCCCGGAGTTGCCGGTGAGGCCGGTCCCTGTCCAATTTGAACCGATCCGCTCGGTCCAAGGCGAACTGATAGTGACCGGGTTGCTCAAAGCACCGTACGCCATAACGACTGAAATCAACAAATCAGAGCCAGATGGAGTAAAAGTTGGAACGCTTTGAGAATGATCCATTCCGAAACAACTGCTTCCATTCCAACTGTCGAAATAAGTTGGGCTTCCATCAAGAGTTGGAGTCCCGCCCAGACCACTATATTCAAAAGCAGCCTTATTCACGCCATATCCGGAGCCGCCGCTAGAAAAACCTGAAATCGTATCGCTTCCGCCGTTAGTGACCTGAGCGGCGAAAAGATAGATATTCCAACCGAGGCATCCGGGGGTGTAGTCGAGAGTTGAAATCAGCGAATAGGTATTTCCAAGGGAATCAGTCGGCGCGGAAGGGGCTGAAGAACCATCAGCCAAAACAAATATCGTGTTTCCAATGGTAACAGGGGAAGGAAAAACTCCCGCAACTGTAGCAGAACGCGACTCGCCGACCATCTGAACAAAGGAGGCTGAAATCGTAGCTGGCGCCCCAATATCCTCAGAAGCAACTCCGATAGTGGATGGTGCTTGAAAAATCTGAGTACCACCGGCAAAAGTGTTATCTGCGTTTGTGGCCGCCGCATTGGTTACCTGAGATGCGGTGTAATCGCCAGACTGGGGGACAATATCTCCCGTTCGTCCGTTAAAGGAATCAGCCACTTGATAGTGCGGTCGCTTGCCTGCCGCCTTGAGATAAGCCCATGCCCAGAAGAGATGGCCGCAGGTTCCAGGATGAGGATTACTAACCGTCGAGGCCGCGCAAACGCGCCCATTTAGATAGGTTCCACCAGTAAAAATTGTTGTGCTGTCGGGCCATGCATCGCGCAGATCCACGAACTTCACCTTCCAACCATCCACATTCAACTGACTCGTGATTGATTGAATATAGGCATCAAACTGGCCAGTATAGGGTTCACCCCCATCCGACTGTTCGTAAGGAACTCCGCCAACAAAGACATGAGGCCAAACCATTCCCAGCCAATTCTGCTTTGGCTCTGGACTCGCAAAAAAGGCAACCGAAAAGGGATTACCAGAGCCAGCGGCTGTTACCGTCACCAGCAACGTATGTGTCGCCGGCGTGCTGCTTACTGGATAACGAGCGCCCCACCAGAGCGAAGTGCTACCGGGCCGCGTCGATATGGTTCCACCGGCGCCGGAATTCCATGTATCAACCGTCGTTCCGTCAATTGCAAAAGTGGCCGTGGCCGTTCCCCCACTAAAGACGTGCCAGGCGGCGATCAGCGCATTCGAGATTGGATAAGGTGTAACACAACTGATTGTTGCTCCGGGGCTGATGGTTTCCAGCGCGACTCCTGAATGAAAACTGTTATCGGCAGACCATGTTCCCGTCGTGGTGCAAGCCACTGAATTAGTCGCATAGATGCGCGCAAAATGTGGCGTCCCGGTCCATGCGATTGCGGCGGTCAAAGCCGCATTGTGCGTGGCTGGACCATTAGTGATTGTGGCCACCGTGCCGATGCAAAAACCGCAACCGGATAAAAGAGCCGCGTCCGTCGTTGATCCTTGGATAAAAGTATCCGGAGCGCCGCTATCTCCAGGGTCAGTGTAGGGCAGGATCTGCATATCGAGCACGTCGAGTATCGTGCTGTCGCCGTAAGTTCCATCCGTGTAGCCGGGAATGGCGCGCGGATAAGCCGCGCCCATGCCGCCATAAGCCGCGACAACCAACCTGCCAACTTCATTGCAGTCCGTGTCGGGGCTGGTGCAACCCACCGCATCCGCGCCCGCATAAGATGTGCTATTGCCGAAAAAATTTGCGCCGCCGCCTTGACTCACAGTGCTCTCAGGCAACGCGCTTCCACCGCCTCCGCCGCCAGATGCTCCAATGGTAATAGTTGATCCTGTCGTGTTCACAGTGGCTCCGCTTCCAGCCGCGATGGTCACAGCCGTGGAAATTCCATTTACCGAGGGCACCGCGCCGCCGCCAGATCCGGGCGGAACAAACATGGTACGATCATCCGCAATCGAGGTAATCGAGGAGCTGCCCGTCACGACGGCCGCCAGCGGAATTACCGTGGAAGCGAAGCCGGTTGTATTAAAGGCCGGCGCGCAGCTCGCAGCGGGATTCAGATACACATAATTCGTAGTAGACGCGGTCATAGTGAGAGTTCCACCTGCATATTGAATCGCCACGCCGCCACAGAAAGCCGTGCCCGCGCTCAGATTCAGCGTCAGGCCGCTTCCCGCCGTCGCGCGATAGCCCGGCGCTACGCCGTTGGTGTACTTGGCATTGATCGCGCTGAGCGGTGCAGTCTGCGTCTGTGGCTGCTGAGCGACAACGAAGGAGGCAAAGCAAATCATCAAGAACAAAATCACACGAAAACGCATTGAAATCTCCTTATTGAAAAAGCGTAGCTATGCCAGTGACGCTAAAGTCGCTAGCTTCGAGATAAAGATTGGTTGCATCTAGAGGCGCGGTCATCCAGATCTGAGCGTTAGAAGTCATGACAATGGCAACCTTTGGAACGAAGCTCAAACCATGAGCGACGGTCCAAGCTGTGCTAGAGCCAGAAGCGGGCGATGTCAGTGCCAGAGTTACCGGCGATTGGCCGGGGGTCACATCAACCCAGGCGGAGCCGTTGTCATACCAGATTTTCTTCGTGTCCGTCGCATAATAGGTGCGGCCGGCCATCCCATAAGCTGGCAGACTGGCATAGATGCCTTCCATGATCTGCGACGCCAATGTACTCATGATTCCTCCACGTAAATTACATTGCCGCCCGCGTCATAAATGGTGTTGCCCGCGGCATCGGTCAGAATTGATTCGCCGGGGGGCAACAGCACATCTCCCCAGATAGTGACAGCAGCAGAGGCTGAGGACGTGGGCGCGGCCACACTCGCGGCCGTAACTTCGTGGCTGCCAGCTCCATTAGGCGCGCAGTAGTTTCCCGTGGCGTCAACGGTGCCAACCGTCAGGTTGCCGCCCGCGATTCCGTCCACGCTCCAGGTCACATTCTGATTGGCGTTATTCAGCACGGTTGCGGCGAATTGAAAGGTAAGGCCAGCCTGCAGGCTTACACTCGCCGGAGTCACCGCGACCACAACGGCGATGGCGCCCAATGGGCTGCAATAAAGCGCGAAAACATCAGCCGTGCCCGGCCAGGTGTTTCCCTGGCTATCGCCAAACTGGATGTGAACTACATTGGCCGCGTCGAGATAACATTCAGCGATTCCGTGCGCATGATGATCACAGCCAGGCAAAGTTGAGGGATCTGTCGCGGCCAGACTTTCAAAAGACGGCCCGACGATCGCTTCCAGATTCGAGCCATCACCGGCGGCGCCCGGAATCAAAAGCGTTGCCCCATCGGCCTGATTCAACGCGCAACCAACACCAAAGACCAGGCCTCCGGTGAGTGTGCATTGCGCCCAGTTGGAGCCGGTGAGCGCCTCGGTGGTCCAGGTGCTCATGTTGTTTTTGTAAGCGAAGACGAGGACCGCGGCGTTGCCGTGCCAGAGGTGATTTTCACCGTCTTTGTAATTCAGATGAACGGTCAGCTCGCCGTCAACGAACGCGCCCATCCAATGCGCATCGTTGGTCCCGTCGAGCGTGCCGTCGTGCGGAAAGGCTACAGCAAACATCTGAGAAGAAACATAGCCGGCGGGAAGCGTGAAGGAAGCTCCATCCGCCAAAATGCCTTGACCGAAGACGATCTTCTCGCCGCCGGCGAGAGTGAGTTCAATCCAACTCAAGCCACCGGAAGTTGTGGGAGTATCAGCGCTCAGCCAGGCCAGGCAGGCATAATTCAAGCCGCCGATCCAGGTGCTTTCATCCGTGTCCTCATATTTGAGCGTGAGAGAAAAGCCTGATCCAACCGCACAGAGTTGAATCGTCCCCATAGCTCCGGACCAAATAAACGCGGAAGAAGTAGTACCACCGACCACTCCACCGATTGGAGATGTGATTGAAATTGTTCCCGCCTGGTAGCTCGCCGGTCCAGCCCAAGAAAAAGTATTTGCGGCCGGAAATCCGGTGGATGGAAGCTGGAAGAATTCACCGCTCAGCGCCGCGCCGGTGAAGAAAGAGAAGATGCCATCAGCCAACGGAATCGAAGTAAAGTTGACCGAATTACCGGGATCACTGCCGGGAACGGAAGGCCAGCCGGCCTGCGTCGGATCGCTCGAATCGTACATCACTGCTTCGTTATAAGGGCCGAGCACGAACTCGATCTCGCCGCTGTTTTCGGAGGGGCGTAGCGCGATCGCGCCGCCAAATCCGGAAGCCTTCGCGGTTGGCGGGATGACGGTCAGCGGCTCCAGAACCTCATATTCGCCGGCATATTGAAAGTTGGTTGTTGAGTCGAGGGTGACATGATCCCCAGGTCTGACCGCGCAAGCCAGATTGCCGAAGGCATCGCGCGCAAAGAGAGACGTGCGCAGCTTGACGAGCGGCGGAGTTACATAGGGAGTCTGGTCTATACCGAGCAGTCGATCGCGCTCATAACAGGTCAACCGGCTGGCCTGGTCCCAGGTGGATGTGGCGAAATCCAGCGCCTGTTTTACCTTATTGCGCAGGCGCGGAATCCCCACGCCCACCGCGCCGCGGGCCAGCATATTCGCTTTGTGCCAAAACTCCGGCGCGCGCTCTTTGAAGCGTGAGTAGAGCAAGCCTATTCCGCCGCCCGCGCCCACACTGGGCGGATAGCTCGTACCCTTTGATTGCAGAGTCAAGGTGGTAGGATCAACCTCGTTTGACGCGCCGGGATTGATGATGGCCGGAACGGTTGCAACGGCCCAATTGCCGTCATAGACCGTGTCAGTGCCTCCGATTGCGATTTGATCGGCGGCTTGAAAAGGGTGAGGCTCAAGAGTTGTGACTTCCGGATTCGCGCCGTAGGCGCAGGTGATAGAGACAATGCTGCTGCATTCGGGCACCAGCAGATCGCGGTGATTTGCAATATAGCGGTTGGCGCTTTTATGCAGTTGTTGATCGTCGGCGTTCCAGGAGCCGGGCAGAATGTGAGCACGACTGAAGGTGAAGACGCTACTGCGCGGCATATCGCAATTCAGCGCGATCTTGCCCGCATATTCAGTGCTGTAAGAACGGCAGCAGAGCAGGATCTGCTCCAGCACAGCCTGGAGAGAAGTTTGCTGCGCAAACGAATAGTTGCCCTCAAAACGGCGCCGTCCGTTGGCCAGAAATTCATCATAATATTGAGCCGCGGCAAAGATCGATCCCCAGTCAAAGCGATTGCGGACAGCAGTGGTCAGTTCATCCGGCCCGGCGCTCACATCGAGGCCGTAGTCGGGCATCAACTTGCGGCGCAGAATCACGTCAACGAAGTGCCAGGCTGGGTTCGTGGTGAAGGCGTAGCCGGACATATTGCCTTCATCGTCAAAGAGGCGGCAACGCAGAGCGCGCCAGAGGCCGATCGGCGCGATGTCCGTCCACTGGCTGGCGTTGTTGCCGTCATTGCTGGTTTGCGTCAAAGTTGGCTGCTTGCGCATCAGGCCATAGTAAGCAATGCGCGAAAAATCCAGCGGCTGAATCGCCGGCGGGAAAAGCGGCCAGAGTACATCCAAACCCTGATCAGGTCCGACTGAGGAAGGCGTGGTCAAGCCTGATCCAATCACCGAATCACAGCCTGAATGAAAGTTGAAGACGATGCCTTCCGGATAATCGAGCGCGCCCAGCCAATTGAAGCCCCAGCTACGAATCAGCTTTTTTGGCGGAGCGGTTCCTCCGTTCCAGGTCAGCTTATCGTTGATCCAAAGTTCATTGCAGCCGTCCCACTCACCATGGCCGAGCAGCCAGATGCCCAGGCGTGTATTCTCATTGACTGAATCGCCGGTATTTTGCAGGGTGTAATAGGCGTGGCGCTTGCCTGTGGCCCAGGCATAGCCGTAAGTTAACGGGATCGGCGTGCCGGTAGTGTTGCTGGCGGAGCTGCTCTGCGTGGAGGCGAAGTTTGGCATCAGATCAGCCTCCGCCGGTTGGTTTGGTTCGCAGCCGTGTTCGCAACCGTTTCACCGTAGTTCTTCTCGTAGTGATTCGGCGCCACCATGATGCGCTCGATCACCTGGCAGCTCTGGAAGCTGTAGTTGCATTCTGTCGAGCCGGTAGCACCACAGCGCTTGCCGCCCCATTGAAGCTGGCAGGTCTCGCCATAGACTTCTAGCGGCGTATCATCCTGGCCTGGATTCAGCAGTTGCGCGCCTTTCAGCGTCACCGTGTCTACACCCACATCGCTCACAGAAAGAGTGCCATGCACCTCAAGCCACGCGGCCTGGGCGTCCGCTTGCCAGAGCCGGTAAACGAAGAGCGCGCCCTCCAACGTGCTCCGCCTCATCAGCTTTTCAAAGTCGCGGCTGAGCGTATCGCCGCTCAGATTCTGAAGCACGAAAGCGCCCACATCGGTCTGGAGCGAGCGATAGAATTTGAACTCAGGAACCTCCACCAGCCAGGGCACGTAAGGCGCGGTCAAAACGCCGTTGGAACCGGGCGAATAAATGTAGGCCGCGCTCTCCGGGAAGGTGCAGTAGATAGCTAGCGCCACTTCTAAAATATAGGCATCAGCATGATCTAACGCCTCAAAACCAATCCCTCCAGAAGGAAGGGTATTAAGCTGTAACGTGTAGGTTATCGCTGCTGATTCAATCTCCTCAACGGTTGCGCCCTCGCCAACATAAACCTGGCCGCTTCCTGAATTACATGGCCCAATCAGCTCCATGTCGCCATGAAAAATACTTGGCAACGCAACAATATATGCCGCATGAATCACCGTGCCAGAAGGCAAATCGGGAACCTTGAAGCCGCTCCAGGTCAAAGATGGGCCAACGGTGAATGGCCCGCGCGCCTCACAAATCAAATGTCCGGAGCTCGTATCTCCTTTTGCGCTTCCACCTGTGTTGCCGGCTGAACTAACCACACTAGTGGCGTAACTCCAGATCACGCCGTCGCCCGTGGGGATTTCGACCGGTGGCGTCAACCTGGCGGGGAGGTCGCCGCTGGCATTGATCACCGTCGGCGCGACGATGGGCCGGTCGCTCCAGTAATAAAGGTTGCCATTGGCGTCCTGCACGTCGAGCAGATTCACCGGCGCGATGCCCGTGTGCGCGCCGCCGATGGCCTTCAGGCTTGGAGGATAAGCGATCAACGCATCACCTCCAGGGCGTACCAACTCACATTCGTTCCGGTGGCGGAGGCGTTCTTCGCTCCATTGCAAGTGATCTGCACGCGATGTATGTCGAGCGGCAAGCTCTGATAGGTGGCGACGATCTGGGGCCCCATCTCAGTAGCGTTATAAAGATCGATGGTCGCAGCCACAACGCCGTCGATCGACAGATCAACTTGGCCGAATCCCGGGCCTTTCAATAGATAAAGCCGGAAGCCGTAGCCGCGGTATTCGTAGCAGGCACACTCGCCGGCCGTGCCGACGTCGTCCATGGTGATATAGGCCGTGCCCGGCGTGGCCAGGCTGACATGCTCCGTGCCCTGGCTGCCCGTGACGGAGGTGCGCGCCGTCTGTGTCCAGGTGCCATTCACGGCCAGCTTCTGATCGCCGAAGTCATTGGTGATGAAGAACGCGATCGCGTCGTGTTCCCAGTCGCTCGGATATTCCAGCATAGCCTGCTGCGGGATCTCCTCGAAGGTCACGCCCTGCACGTCCCACATTCCATTGCCGGTCTCGACGGGCACAATCTCCGTGGTGAACCGGCCCACGTAATGGCGGCCGCCGCCGTCCCAGTCGATAATGGTAAAAAAGCCGTCCTCGTATTGTTCGGAGTACCGCTTCAACTCCCTCACGCACGCCCAGGAGCGGCCCGTCCAGGTGAAGTTGAAGACGTGGCCCGTATTCTGCGTCTCGCGCGTCCAGGGCGTGCCTCCCACGGCCTTCTTTAGCAGCTTGGTGCTCACACGCTTCCGCGTGAAGCCGTAGTTGGGCGTCATCGAATCTTCAATCGATTCGTCCCAGGTCGTCGTCGGGTTGAGAATGTCGGTGGCTGGCATCAGTTCAACCCTCCGCCGCTGTTTTCCGCATAGCTATCATTGAGCGCCGCGCGAATGTGGTGCTTATACTGCCCCATAAACTGCGCCACACCTTTGGCGTCGATGGCATGAACGTGAAGATGCACATCGCCCATCGACTGGCTTTGCACGGGCATCTTGCCACCGCCCTCGAGGGCAGTCGTGAGACGCTCATTCTGATCGCTGGGGATGATGCGCTCGCCCGCGTGAATCATGGCAAAGCCATCGTGAGGCACTGAGTCAGTGCCAATGTCATATTGAGCAGCCGAGGATGAGTAGTTGCTGCGGCCAGCTTTTTCTTGAGCAGAGAGCGACGCCATGAACTGCTTGATTTCCGGCTGAATCGTATTGTTGAAATACTTCGTCCCGTTGTGGCCCATCGAATGGAGGGTCTTCTGCGATTCCATCATCAGGCTTTCGGCGTCGGAGTACGCGGTCATGTAGTCCATGCCGCCCTGGTCATAGGACATTTTGTCAGCCGCGATCCGCGGCTTCACGGTCTCTTTGTCGTACTTTTTTTCCGGGCCACTGGTGCCAATTGCGCCGATGATTGCACCGGCCACACCGCCGATGATCGCGCCGATAGGGCCGCCGAACTCCATGCCCACCTGCGCGCCAGATGCGCTGCCTTGGAGCGCGCCGGATGCGCCGCCACCGCTCTCATGTGCAGCCCAGACGCCAGAGGCCGGTCCAGCGACAGCATCTATATTCTTTTCCTTGGACGATGAACCTGACGATCCATTTTGACCCCAATTCGCGCCAGATCCAGCTCCCGCATTTCCTGATGTGCGATCCGAAGAAGACCAACTGCCACTCCAATTACTGCCTGCATCACCGCTCGTATCGCTACTGGAAGTGGCCAAGTTGCCATTCTTGTCAACCTTCAACTGCTGTTGAGGAACTTCGTTGAATTGCCCATTTGCCTGATAGCTGCTTGGCTGCAACTGCGCAGCGTCCGCATTGCTTTTAGCAATGGCGTCATGGCCCGCTGCTTTGTTCGCGTAGTAGGATTTTGTCTGCTTGTAAAGGTCGTAGCCTGTCTTGCCTGTTCCAGCAATGCCCGCTAAAACTCCTCCCGCTTTTCCTTTGCTCGCACCTGCGGCCGTCGAGCCTGCTGAGATCACACTCTGCGCTGTCGTCGCGCCTGCGTCGCCCGCGCCGCCGCTGCCGCCCGCATAAGAACCAGGAGCACCCGTGCTGCCAGCGCTCACACCGCCTGACGCACCAGCGCTTCCCGGAGCCATCAGCGCCGTGCTTCCGCCTGGACCAATTCCTGCGCCCGGTCCGGAGATCGATCCAGCTCCGCCCGCGCTGACACCGGGGCCGCTGATTGATCCGGTGCCAGACCCTATTCCAGACCCCGCGCCGCCGCCCACGCCGGCAAAGCTCGCATTGCCAATGTGGATGGTGGCCGAGGTGACAGAGAAGACGCCCTGGGCTGCGGTGTGGCCGCCGCTGTGCTCAGCCTTGGCATCCGCGCCCAGGCCGGGAACCTTGGCTTTCTTGCCGAAGCCAAGCTGGCTTTTCAGATCGCCAAAGAAGCCGCCCGCGCCGCCAGCGTTACCCTCTTGATCCTCCGCGCCTTTTCCCTTCGACGCGAAATGCTGCCACAGCGCCGCCGCTGACTTGCCGGCCGCCTTGTCGCCCATCTCCGCAAAATAACGCGATGGATTTTTCATTCCCCTGAAGAAGCCAGTGAATTCACCGGCCATCTTGTCCTGCGCGGCTTTGGAGGCCTCCGCTATTTCCGCATCGCGTTCTTGAGCGGCGGCAATCTTGCGCCGGTCAAAATCGTCCTGGCTGATCTGTTGTGCCGTCAGTTCCTCGTTGTACTTTTGCAGCCGCTCGTCATATTCAGCCTGGATAGCGGCCGTCTTCTTTTTTTCCGCGCTCAGCGAGCGAACCCGCGCCTGTTCTTCAATGCGCGTGGTCTCCTGCGCGGCGCGCTGCTGAGCTGCCAATGTGTCCGCTTCGGTTTTTTTCTGTTCATCAGCTTCTTTTTTTGCTTCGGCGGCTGCCGCAAAGTCGGTCTGCTTGCCGATCTCATACGTGGCCGCAAGCCGCGCGCCTGGGTCTTTTTCCGTCAGGTTCGTGACGCGAATATCGCCTTCCTTCCGAATACGCGCGACGCCAGTCAACCCCTCAAGCTCAGTCTGCTCCCGCAAATTGCGCAATGAAAGTTCAGATTGTGCTTGTTCCTGCCGAAGCCTTTGCTCCTCTTCGTTATGGAACTTCTCGTGGATCGCCGAGCGCAAGTTCATGGCGGTTGCGTCTGTGCCTTGTACTTCCCTGATTGCAGCCTCTTCCTTGGCCTGCCATAGCGCCGTGCCGGTAAGCGTGGCCTCCAGCGCTTGCTCGCGCACACGAGCCAGCTCCTGCGCCGGGGCTTTTTCTTCTCTCGCGGCGCTGCTTTCGCTGGAATGGTTTTTATCTTTTCCTGCCTTATCAATGTCAGCCTGGAGAGCCTTCTCTTCAATGTCAAAGGCCCCCTTTTGATTCAGCAAGTCATCGGTAATCGATTGACCAATTTTGATCGACTCTTGCAGCTTCTTCATTCGCAGCAGTTGAGGCTCACTATAAGGACCAGCGAGCACTCCTGGATTCTTTGCGGCTCGTTCAAGCGCCAGAGTGTTTTTGAGAGTTTGCTCATACGTTTGCAACCGCGCAATCGTTTTATCGAGATCTTTGGGTTTAACTGATTCGCCAGTGATCTTTTCAAAATCACCTTTTACCTCATCCGGGAGGCCCGTATACTCCTTTGAACCGTACCGTTCTGCAAGGTTGATAGGTTTATTTTGGAGCTGGGAGAGCTTGAATTGCTTGGCCGCCGCCTCTCCTTGCGTAACGCTGATGAGGTGCTCCATTGCAACGGCCTGACGATCCATCGCCTCGGCAGCGTGCTGGCCGAAATCCTTGACAACAGTGTCCGATTCCGCGATTAAACTCTTGAGAGAAATCCATTTGTCGTAGTATTTATCGATTGCACGAAAGGCTTCTTCACCTACCATAACGCCGATCTGAATCGCGGCCACGCCCATCATCACGCCACTCAGTGCTCTTATCCCGGACATCAACGTCTTGTTTTCTGCAATCAGCGTGCGGAAGGAGCGGGGCATGTGGATGCCAAATTCTTCAGTAAACAAATGCACCTGTTCCTTGCTCTTCATTCCCGCGACGCCGATTTCCTCCATGCCCTTTTTCACTTTCTGCCCGGAGGTTGTACCCGCCGCGCCCAGCTTTTGCAGGTTCGCCTCGACTTCTCCAATCACAGCGCCGGAGTTGGCGTCCGTGACAGTGATGCGAATTACAACAGGGCTGGATTCGACGGCCATTACCTATCTCCTTTTCTTTTGGAACTTGGCTCCGCAGTTGGAGCACTCCATGCCAAAGCGATTCTGCTGGCGCGTACCGCAGGCCCCGCAAGCCGGATGATTGCCTTCAAACGCTGCGCGAGCGCGGCTGAGGGCGAGCAGCCCCTCAGCCTCACAGTGCGCCAGATCCCGGAAGGAGAGTTCGATGCCAGCTTTGCGCAGAGCGTCAAGATGGAGCAAGTACTCGCCGAAGCGGTAGTAGCCCCAGGCGAGCTTGCGCGGCGGAATGGCGCGTTCCATCCGCGCAAGGGTCTCTTCATCCGCGCCCGATCCCTCGCGGTGGACGACAGAGCGCACGAAGTCGCTCTCGAAGATTTCTTCGAGGGCCATGCGGACGCCTTCCGTGTCTCTCCAAACATCGATCACTCCGCATCCTCAACGTTGGCCGCGGCCGGTGCAAAGAGCGCGTCCACCGCGGCCACTTTGTGGTAAGTGTCCATGTACTCGACGATGGTTGCGCGGTCAAGCTGCTCGGCGCCATCTACCGCGTAGCCTTCCACGCTGACGACCAGCTCGTCGTACAGCTCGGCAAGCGTGGCCTGCGCGCCCAGCCATTGCGTCTTCCCGTTGCGGCTGCCGCCGATGACGCGGGAGCGGGTATTGTCGCGCGCAAACCGCCGCTGCTGATCGGCGGTGGGCGTTTTGAAGTTGTGGTGCAGGCCGCGGAACTCGCGCATCACGCCATCCGCGTCTGCGCCCCACACGGCATTCAGGAAGACCGACTCCTGGCCGAGGGCGATCTGCGTGTCTTCCGTTGTCTCGCTGACGCGCACGGTGATGATGGCGTTGGCCACGCCCAAGCGATGGGAAAGTGGAAGCATCGACTTCCAGTCCTCGACCTGGTCGATGCTGATTTTTCCGTCGGGCAGCGCGTAGCCTTTGGCGGAGATCAGGCATTGCTCCACCAGCTCCAGCCGCGCGGCGCTCGAATCAAAATGGTCCAGGCGCTTGCCGCCCTGATTTTCGCTGGTGGAAAGGATACCTTCAAAGTAGCGCAGCCAGTGCTTTTTGAGGATGCGCGCGAGGGTGAGGGTGTACTTCTTGCCGCGATCTTCGATCACGATGGTGCGCGGTGCGTTGAGTTCGATGGAAACTGACATAGGATTCCTCTTTTCTCTTGTGTGGGGTTTTCGGACTGATCACTGACAACTGATAAGGGTGAGGAACCCTTTTGAAGATTGAGGTTTCAGGCAGCCGTGTGAAACCTCTTCCGAGCCGGAGGCGTGGCGCGGATCGTGCGGAAAGTGCGTTGCAGTCCGGTTAAAAAGTGGGCGCGCCGATAGGAGAGACGCGCCCTGGAGAAAACCTATCAGGCGGCTGGAACGGCCAGGTACTGCGCAACCGCGTTGGTGACGCTGAAAGAGATGGGCGGCGTCGGCAGGACAACAGGATTACTCAAAGGATTCCCAGGCGTCCAGAAAGCCGTGCTTTCATCGACATCAAGCTGCCAGATCACCATCTCGCCATCGAAGCCGAGCTTGGCCGTTTTGAAGTGAGCGTTGGGAACCGAGACGGTCAACTGCGCCGCCGCGCCCGAGTTGACGGTCAGTGCATAATCGCTGGCCGTATCGTTCTTGTAGAGCGTGAAGGTATCATCCGTGTCCTTGGCCGCGACGGTGGTCGAGATAGAGAACTTGGGGTTGCCCTTGCGCACGAAGATGCCATAGAGTCCGCCGCCCGGCGCGCGATGGATCATGCACTCATTCGAGAGTTTGATCACCGTCTTCATGTGGCGGCCGAGGAAGCTGGCCGTCGCGCCCACCGGGCCAAAGTCGAGCGTGGCATCTGATCCCAGCAGATAGCTCTCGGTACCCAGCGCGGGAACCGTGGCCATCGCGCCGATCACCTGCCATCCGCAGCCGAGCATATTCCATTCGATGGTGATGGAGCCGACGGCATCGATGGTGATGGTGAGATCGTTGACCACTATATCCGGGCACTTGTACTTCACGTCTTCGGTGTCTTCGACGTAGATCGTCGTCGGCACGGCCGTGCGCGTGGATTCATCGAAGGTGAAGGTGTGAACGTAGGGCGAAGCCTCGCCCGTGACGGTGTCGAGGCCGGCGAGGAAGGCCAGCGCCCACCCAAGCAGCCAGGGCGAGCATTCCGCCTTGGCGTTGGAGAGCTTGGTCTCCCAGCCGGTCACCTGGCCGTTGGTGGCGAAGGCCGTACCTTTGCCGGAGTAAGCCAGATCGGAGCGGCGCGTGGAATCGATTTCCAGCACGGCGGAGCCATCGAAGCGTTGGCGGTAGGTGAGAGCCGCGTCGGCCAGCGGCGCGCTCACCGTGGGGCTGCTCCAAGTGGGCTGCGAATTGGCGCTGAGCACCAGGTTGCGCGCGGATTTCCATTGCGAAAGAAAGTTGTTTCCGGACATTACTTCACCTCACTGGAAGCTGTGGAAGTTTCAGGTTGCGCCGGCGCGTCAGTGTGGCTGGCGGCTGGCGAGATAACGCGAGCTGTGGCTGTCTTCGGCGTTGCTGCCGCCGAAGGCGTTGCTACTGTCGGTACAACAGCCAATATTGGCGCGCCTTCGAATGTTTTGAGGGAGAGCACGCGCCGCCACTCGCTGCTGAGCACGCGTACCGGCTTGCCACCGGTGAAGACGTAAGAGAAGTGGCCGTTGGCGATGCGCACGGTTGAGCCAGGCGCGGCCAGCGCAATGCCAGCGGTCGTCAATTGCACATCGAGAAAGTCAGGCTGAGCTACTGTTGTCATGATCCAAACCTCGCATTCGGGCCGTTGTATTGCGCGATGCCCTTGATCAGAATCGTGATGGCAAAGAGCTGATCGACCGGGCCATCATCATTGGGAATCACCAGCGAAACGCGCTTCAGAGTAATAGGCATCGAACTGGTGCCGTCAGAGAGCGCAAGGCGCGCGCCAGCGAGTTGATTGAGCGCCACATCCACCAGCCCGATAATTTGCAGCCGCTCGTCCGCTTTGGACCGCAGGCTGCTTTCAAAACAAAGCACGTCAAAGAGCAGGCCGCTCTCGTAGGTAAGCCGCTGATTGTCGCGCAGATCGCTAAATTCCGCCTCGGCGAATTGCACGCGCAATGAAGGCGGCTTGATGGCGAGCTGGCCTTGAGCGTTGAAGTCCTTGCTGTTGACAGTGGCCACGTCGATTTTCACGGAAGGTGGCGGAGAGATCACGGTATTATCCGGCCCTGGAACACCGTCAGGATTGAGCGCCAGAGCGTAAGCAGCCGGCATAACGGTATTCAGGAGTGCAATCAGCGCGCCTTCCACGGCGTCGATCTTAAATTGAGAGGGAGAGCCGCTCATTCGCCCTCCAGTCCGGCTTGCGCGCGAGCGCGGCGAATAAAGCCGTTGACCATCGACTGAATGCGCTGCGGATCTTCCGGCCGGAAGACGCAGTAGGGTCGCGCCGGAATGTTCTGGTGGCGAGTGTGCGCGCCCACCGTACCGACGCGAATCTGATTGCGCGGGCCTTTGATATTGAGTGTGCGGTTGCCGAGGCGTCCTTTGCCAAGAGCAGCGGAGAGCCGCATGAGGGTGTGCTGCTTGACTTTGACGGTGGAAGCCTCCATCGCCGCCGTGCGCGGACCGAAGACGGAGCCACGGTCCTTGGAACCAAACTGATGCACGGCGGCGTAAGGCACGCCCTGCGGACCGATGGATACCGTGTCTTCACCTGGCTCAACAACGAGAGCATTACGCAAACGGCCACTCATCACCAGCAGCTTGTGTCCGGCGGCGCGGCTGCCATAGCTTTTGATGGTGGAGGGAGCCAGCGGCGTCCAGGAGCCGGAGGGAGAACCTTCCTGGCGGAAGGTTCGCGTAATCGAGCCGATCATATACGCGCCAATCTGGCGCATCAACTCGCCTCTCTGCGCCAGCGACGCGCGGAAGCGCCCCAATGCAACCCGCACTGTGGCGTCGTCGACTTGGATTACTTCCGCGCTCATATCTTTCCCTTTTCAGATGCTGGTTTTTTGCAGATTGGCATCGGAAGCGGGTTCTTGAGCTTACGTATTTCCTCAAAGACATCCTTTTTTGGATTTTTCATATATAACCTTCCAGGTTCTTATGGCTGAAAGCCAGATTTCCGTCTTTCTGGCTGATGGTTGGGCCACCGTGAGAAGTTTGTGGCTGAAGCGCGGTGGAGGGCTGGTCGAGCGAAGCCCTGGCCGCCGCAATATCCTTTAGGAAACTGATGGCCTGGTCAAAGCGATGCTGAACCGTCTCGCTGGCAGATGTTTCGCGCCGCCGGCAGAAGAGCAGATAGACGGCAATATCCAGCGTCATAGCCTTCACGTCGTCCGATTGCTGAAGTGGTATGACGTAGCGCATCCGGCAATAGCTTTCCACGCGGCCCGATGCCTCCTCCAGCGCCGCCATGACCGTCGCGGTGTTGATGGCGCCGGTGTTGTCGTCGTCGGTCAGCTCCATCAGATCCTTCGCCGTCATGCGGAGGGGGACGAGATCGGCTTGGGTTGCGTAGGCCATAAACCAGCTTTCAGCTATCAGATCTCAGCTTTTACTTGACTTCCTGGGTTACCGTGATGACGCCGCGCGCCTGTAGTAGCTCCGCGTCTACCTGGGAAAAATGCTGAACTGATCCCATTTGGAAAACCTGATGGTTAAAAAGAAAGCCGGTCAGCACGCGATAGAAAAGCTCCAACTCGGGTTCGGCTTGCTTTTCCACCTGCCCCGGTTGAGCTTGGGCGGCTGGATCCACTTTCAATTTTGAAACTACCTTTTTGGCTGCCTTCTTGGTTGCCATCTCGAAACCTCTTGTCAGAATGAATCTGAATTAGCGTAGGGCGCTCCTGTTTGAAGCGCCCTACGCCGCCTTATTCACTCCCGGAAAGCCGGGCCTTTTTATCCCTCGGTGGGACCAGTGATAGCGCCCATGGTGGGCGCGGTGGCCAGCGCATTCAGGATCGGCACACCGGTTTCCGGCGCGGTCACCTTGGTGTCGTAGTACCAATCAACCGACTGGTGATAGGTCTTCGTGTCGAGCTGGGGATCGATCCATTCCAGAACGCCGAAGCCGTCGATGGTGCCGGGAGCGGCCGGGAGCGAGGCATTGCCGCCGCCGCCTTCCGGACCTTTGCCGCCGGCCCAGGTGAAGCTCTTGGTGCAACTGATGTCATTGCGGTCAGCCGAGGGCTTGGCGTAGCCAAGGAAAGCGTGGCTGCCCCAGATGTACGACGGGGTCATATTCTGCGAGGCCGAGAGAGCACCGGCGCGCACGCACTTGACGCCAAAGACCGAGGAGAGCTTGTCCAAGTCAATGACGCCGGTGATGTTGGTGTACTTGAAGCGGTCGATGATGTCCGGATGGTTGATGAGCGCATTCACCAGCGGGCTGCTCAGAATCAGCGTCATCTGGTTATCCGCCACGCCCGCCTGGTGCAGCAGCTCCTTGTAGGAGTTGATCTGGACAATGGGGTGCGAGCCGTCCGTGCCCTCTCCCGGCACAGCGGGATACTTGTCCCATTGCTGATTGGTTCCCGCGGTCAGATCGACACCGTTGGGGAAGTTGGTCAGCGAGAGCAGCAGAGCGGCAACTTCCGCCTCATGCGCGCGGCGAATGCGGCCGATCAGATCGCCCGTCATGTGCTGGCGGGTGCTGAAGCCCAGGCCGAGGCCGTAGGACTCATCCTCGAACGGCACGCTGCCCTTGAGGGCGTGCGACCGGCACATGTAGGTATCGGTCGAGTAGGAGCGCCGGATGCTTGCGGCGCTGTCGCCCGGAGCGCGCAGCGTGCTGCCCGGCAGAATCAGGTTGCTGCGATCCCACTTGAGATACGGAAAGGATTGCCGCTCCACCGGAACATTTGGACACACCAGAGGGAAGACCAGCGGAATTTCATCATCCGGGAATTCCTTCGCGAAGTTAGAAAGCGCCACATTCGGAAAGCCCGCCGGCGCAAGTCCCACATAACCGCCCATTTTGATTGCTCCTTTTCCGCTCGCGCGGGTGAATTCGTGTTGCGTTAAGCCGCCTGGCGCTGAGCGGTCAGCCGAGCGCCAGGCGGTGAAGATTAACTCAGAATGACCGGCGTCGGTCCGCTGAGAACCGCCATCCACTTCTGATTCACAGCCACCAGCCGAATGCCGTCACCGATCGCGGCGAAGGTAGCGTAGCCCGTGGTTGCGCCGGGAATGATGCCCGCACCCACCTGAACCGTGTGCGCGTGAGCTGTCTCAGCCACGACGTAGATCTCCGTGCCATCCTGCGCCGCCGTCGGCGTAGCTAGGGTCATTGAGAGCGCTGCGCCACTGTCCAGGCCATATGTGCCCGAGACCACCGGAATCGCGCCGCTGGCGGTCTCGTGCGTGACAGTGCCCAGCTTCTGATAATTGTCGAGCTTGGCCGAGCCAGTCATAGCCAGCACATTCCAGATGCCGGCCATCGCCACGAGCAACACGCTGTCGCCTTCGTTTTGGAAGGTCACAACATGGCCGGTGCCGTTGATCTTGTTGCCGGCCGTGGTGATGGTGTGCGCGTGCGCGGTCTCGGCGGTGATGAAGAGCAGCGTGCCGTCCTGCGGGCTGCTCGGCGTGGCCAGCGTCATTGCCAGAGCGGCGCCGCTGCCCAGGCCGTAGGTGCCGGAGGCCACCGGAATCGCGCCGTCAGAGGTGATGTGGGAGTACGCCGGTACTGGCACCTGGGTGTTGACGGCCAGGAAGCCGAAGAGGCCCAGGACCATGACGTTGGCATAGCTGCCGGGCGAGATATAGGTCTGCGGCTCCAGTGCCACGGCCAGGACAGCCTGCCCGGTCGTCGCCGGTACCAGCCGCCCCGATGCGTCGTTAGTGAGGGCTTGCAGCGCGGAGACATTCGCGCCAATGCAAGCAACGGCCTGCCCAAGCTCAATCACCGCGCAGGGATTGCTGGTGCTGATGGCATCCTCTTCGAGAACGCCGACGCAGGTCTGGCCGGGGGTTGTGGCCAGAAGGGCATAAAGCCCCGCGGCGTCATCGTAGGATACGGCGCGGCCGCGCGTATAGCCGGAAACCGCCATCGGGAGCAGGGATTCCTTCCCTTGCACTCCCTTGGGGCCTTTTGCTGGAACGTAAATGTTCGCCATGTTGCCCTCCTGGGCTGTGATTCAAAATGCGCCAGGTGAATCAGGGCACCTGGCTGTTATCTACGCTCCCTGCGCGTTGCCGGTCTAAGTCTGGCTCGCGATAACTTGTTACACCGCGCCGCCGGTAGCGTTGCCGGCCACGGTCAATTCAGGCTGCTCTTGGGCAACCTGCGCAAGCGCTTCGCCGAAGGTGATGTTCTTTTCCTTCTGGCGTGCGCGAGCCGCGTCGGTCAGTGGATCGCCAGTGGAAGCCTTGGTTCTGCCGGGCGCGGCGCCTTCCACCAGGCGGCCGCCGGACACAATCTTCGGCAGACCTTCCAGGAAAAGCACCAGCGTCTCCAGCGGAGTGACGGTCTTCTTGGCGTCGCCTTCGCCGAACTCGACGGTTGCGGTGGACTTGGCCAGCTCGTCAAAGACTGGGCCGAGACCCATCTTCTCGAAAGCCGGAATCCACTTGCCGGCCGTCTTGAGCCGGGCAATCGCCGCCTGGGCGCGCTGCTTGATCTCGCCGCCGGCGATCGCCGTTTCGCGCTCGGCGAACTTGGTGGCCTGCGTGGCGAGCTGGGTCTCCAGCGTGGTCACCTTGGCCACGAGAGGCGCGGCGGCCGCGGTGGCAGCCTCGGTAGCGATGCGCTGCGCATCGGCCTCGCTGAAAGTTTTGGGTTGCGCGGAGCCGCTGAAAAGTTCCGCGAAAAAGGCTTGGATTTCCTGCTTGATGGTTTTGTCTGCCACTTGTTCATCCTCCCCGAAGTCCACCTCGATGAACTTCGATCCGTGATCGTTGAATGCGAGGTCTGTGAGACCTTTGACTTCGGGCGGCTGCGCGCCTAGATATGCCACATGGCGCAGTCCCGTGATATTGCCGTCAGCGTCGCAATAAAACGCCGCCGAACGCTTTTTGAAGCGCCCCGCCTTGCGCGCCTCGTCAAACTTGGGATCCACCTGCTTTTCGCGGGCCAGCAGCTTGTCGCCGTCCACAGCCAGCGCCTCGATCCAGCCGTAGGCGGGCTTGTCATCCGCCGGATGGCCGATGGTGGCCGGCGCTTCGTGGTAGGTGGGGTCATAATTGCGTACCACGCGGTCCAGGTCAGAGCGCGTAATCAAGCCTTTGTTCGCGCCGCGATAGTCACCGGCTCGGAAGATTTCAATCCAACCGCGCGGCGATTCGCCATGTTCCTGAGTGCGCGCATACTTAGCTTCAAAATCTGCGGTGTCGATTCCGGCCTTCTTGGCCTTGGCTGCGATCTTGCGGGCGACGGCGGCTTTCTCAGAGTCCGGCACATTCTTTTCATGGCCAAACATCTTCACGGCGGAGTCAATATGATCCGCGTCGATGGGCAGATGCCATGTGGAAATATCCTGTGCATCGCCCACATAAGCGAATTGATCCGCTTCCAGAGGTTTGCCGTCCACTATCTTGGTCAACGAAGCCATGCAATCACCCTACCTCTCTGAAAAGACTCTCCGTGCCGTACCTGAAGCACTTGCAGAAGCTGGGAAAGTTACACTCCCGCCAGGCCATGCCAGCCAGGCGGACGCGCGAATTCAGCCAATATCGGAAGCCTTTCAATGCCGCCTTCATCACTTCCAGGCGGCGCATCTTCCGGCAGCACGGGAATCACCGAGCATCGGCAATTAAATCCGTTGGGCGGATAGATGCGCAGCCACACCGGATCAATGGCGCGGGCGCAGAAACCATCCAGAGCGGCGTGTGCCGGCCTCACGCGCAGATCTCCGGCCGTCCAGTACTGCCAGTAAGGCAAGGCCTCCATCAGCGACGGCTCTTGCATCTGCTCCAGCCGGCCGGCGCTGTAGGCTTTGCCGCAGTTGGTTTGGAAGATCGTGTCCAGCTCGAAGGCGGCGAGATCCTCCACGCCGGCTTCCGTGGTCATTGCATTCACAGCCTTGCGGAAATCAGCCGGCGAGCCGCTTTTGGCCAGCGTGTCAGCCAAAGCGTCGCGGATCTTCGCTATCAGCTTTTGGTCACTGACGCCGGCTACAGTGAAAGCATCGTTGCGATATTGGCTGGTGAGACCGTCGAAGAGATCGCGGGTCACCGGCGTCAGATCGCGCAGATAGTCAACCGCGCCGGTGGGCGGCAGATTGAAGCTGAAGCCGACATTGAAGGTGTCGCCCTGGGCGTCGGCCTCGCCGAAGTTGCGTAGTTGCGAGCTGGTGGCCAGACGAACCGGCCGCTTGGTTTTGACCAGGCCCACGCGGGCGACGTGCAGCCGCCCCAGCAGGTTCGTCGCCGCCAGGTGGCGCGCCAGCAGATCGCCGAGTTGTACCTGCGCGTGATCCATCATTCCGTACCCTGATTCACAATCTCTTTCACCCGCCGAGCAAAGATTCCCTTGGCTTCGCCCTGGAGCTGCGCGAAGAGCTTGTCGTACTGCTCCATCTCTTCGCGCATTTGAGCCTCGGCCTTGCGCTCGGCAAAGGTGGCCGTCGAGCGATCCGTGAGCGCCACCTGCGGCGCGTTGGTGTTTGGCACGAGGATCTGATCTGGAGTCGATCCCGGAGGCAGCGGCCGGTCGTAGCGATCCGAGGCGTAGCCAGCGGTGAAGCTGTAACCCATGCGTTGCAACGCGCTGTCCACCGTGATGCAGAGCGAGAGATCTTCCGCCTCTTCCAGATCGAACTGCCAGACGGGCATCGGTGCCTTCGGCCCAAAGTTCCACAGCACCAGCGGCTTGATGAGCTGCAGATTGATGATGCTCTGGAGACTGCGGCATAGCTCCACTGATCGCGAGTCGAGCGTGTCGGCATGAGTCTGGCCCTGGGCGCGGGAGCCGCCGCCGCCCTCGTTGCCGAAGCTGGTTAGCGTCTCACCCAGAATCACGCGCGCAATGTCATACTGCTTGGCTTTGCAAAAGTTCTCGTAAACCTCCGGATTCTGGCTGCGCGCGATCTTGAGCAGCTCCGGCTCAAACTCGAAGCCCTTCGGAACCGCGACGGCCACGCTGTCCGTGAGCGCCTGAGCGATATTCACCGCCTGCTTGCGCTCGGATTCATTGTCGGCATCGTTGTAATGCACCACAGCCGTGCCAGGGCCTTTTTCGGCATACTGCATCCAGAGCCGTTCCATATTCCGCTTGAACCAGCTTGGCCAGAAAACTTCTTTGAGCAGTGGACGCCCCATGCGGTTGCGGCTGCGGCCACGATAGCTGAAGATCAGAAACTTCTGCTCAGGCATCGGCCTGCCTTCGCTAGCCCAGGGATTATCCAGAAGTTGAAGCTGCCCCACCTGCGGATAAAAGCGGTTGCCGAAAAGGAAAAGCTCTTGCGGGCAATCGCTGATACTCACCAGCTCCGCCTGGCCCTCCGAAGTGTCAAAGATCATCTCCTGTACGCTGAAGCCGTAACCCGGCGCATCCAGGATGCAATCGAGCACGGCGTGAAAGTCAATCTTGCCGAGCTGCTCTTCGATGAATTCCTTGACTTCCTGCGCCTGCGCCGATTCATCGCGCGGCGCGGGCAGCACGCTGCGGTCACGCTCCAGCACGGTGAGTTTGAGGGTATGCAGGCAGTTGCTGACATCGGGGTCTTTGTCTTCCAGCTCGCGAAAGTAGGCCATGGTTTGCGGCAGATTGTAAGCCATGCTGCTGTAGATGTCCGAGGGATTGCGCGTGCCTCCAAAGGCCAGCGTGTTCCGGTAAAGCGAGAGCTGCTGCATGTAGAGGCTGCTGCTAGAGAGCAGCTCACCCCTGGGCGGCATCGGCGGAACGGCGGAGAGCTTTTCATCAGAACTGGTTTGGGGCATCAGAGGTAACCTTTCAACTGCGAAAAAGAGGTTGGCTTTTCGGAGGCTTGCACGCCTTTGAGGGTACAGACGCCGCCATTATCGCCCGCGAGAAGCGCCAGAGCTTGCGCCCAAAATTCATCCGCGTGGCCGGCCTCAGTGCGATCAGCATCAAAGCGGAAGTTATTCGCCGCGGTTGGAATGCGGCGCACGGCATGAACGGCGCCGCGCAGATCCCGGTCATCAGGGTTGCGAATTGTGCCCTCTTCGTAAGCGCGGCGCGTCCGGACCGCCAGATCTTCTTTGACCGCCAGGGTGAAGGTGACCGGCTCCACGCGCCAGGTTCCCCACTTGGTTTGAGTCTCTTCGGCAAGTTGCATACCGATGCCGGTTGCATCGATGCAAGCGCGGCGAATGGGCAGATGCTCGAAAAACCAGTCGATGCGTTTGCGCTGAAGTGCAAAGGGCGTGGCGCGAAGCCGGATGATCGCGCGCGTCCAATTAACTCCGAGGACTTTTTCGAGCAGGTAGATCACCGTCAAATCCTTGATGCGGCCAATATCCACACCCAGGCTCAGCTCTCCGATAGCCTTGAAAGTGTCCGGCAGCTCAGCTGTAGCGAAGATTGACTCAGCCGCCTGGATCTGCGCCCAGGTAATCCAACTTGAAGCGTCGGAGATGAACTTGCAGCAGTACTCCTGCTCCCAAATATCCTCATCCGGACAGCCTTCGCGCAATTTCTTCACATCGGCGTTGAGACCTTGGGCCACGGCGTCATAGATCGTGGTGCAGTGTTTGCTGAAGCCATTTTCTTTTTCGCTCAGCTCGTAAAACATTCCTGACTCGCCAAAGCAGGTTGAGCCGATCTCGATTGAATAACCGCGCGTCACCGACGGGTAAATCGCCGCGTAGATTCGCTTGGCATCTTTGTGAAAGGCAAATTCATCCGCCAGGACGTTGCCAGTATAGCCGCGAGCCGTGTCGGGGTTAGCTGGCAGAAAGATCATGCGCGACTTATTAGACGGGAAGTGAATCACCGACTGGGTCAGTTCGACGCCTACCACAATCCCATCCGGGCGCATATGTTCTTCAAATATCCCGGTCATTTCCTCATCATGGAATTCGAAGCCCCGCGCGGCCTGCTCAATTTGCGCAATCGCCTCGACGTGCTCCCGCGCCTTGTGGGCCAGTTCGTTCGATTGGCGCTGCCCGGCGCTGAGCGCGATCCATAGCGTCTTGTGACGCACCATATCGGTAATCGAGCGAAAGGTTGCACAAAAGCTGAAACCGATCTGCCGGGCCTTTTTCCAGATTTTGAGCGGGGATTTATCGTTGATCCAGTCTTGCTGGTATTTGAGGAAAACCTGGCTAGACGGCTCCATAAATCTCCCTCACTTTTTCCAGCAGGTCTTCGCGGGTGAGAGTCACGGCGGGCTTGCCGTCGCCGCCGTCAATTTCCTCCAGGAGCTTGCGCGCCTTAACCTCGCGGTCCTCAAGCATCTTCAACCGGCGAGAATCAATGTCCACACGCTTGGCTTGTAGATCCACGCGCTGGAGGCGGGAAAGGCCCAGGGTGAGCTGGGTCAGCCGCTCAAGAAACTTTTCCTGGTCTCCCGGAGCCACGGTGTGCAGCAAGCTGAAGGCTTGATCCCGCATGGCGTTCATCACCGCCGCGTTCGTCCCCGCCACATCCTTGCCGGCGAGAGCTTCGATCCACACGCGCGTCTTGGCGCTCTCTGCCATCACCTGGCTGCGCACCTGGCTCACCCGCAGATCAAACCAGCGCTGGAGGGTTGATTTGGGCAGCTTCAGCCCCGGAAAGAGATCGAGCGCCTCCGGATCGACATTTGGCCAGTCGATGAAGCCGCCGCCGTCTTTCTCCCACTCCGCGCTGTACGGCCGCGCCGATTGCTCCTCGATCTCCACCCAGGTCCGGCCCCGGCCATAGAGCGTTTGAATCGCCTCCTGCGCGGCCTGCGGCAGGCGGTCGATCTTGAGCGGTTGCTTCGTTCGCCGCTGCTCTCCGGTTTTTGGCCTGGGCTTGGTCATTGGTTAGCTCTCAGCTTTCAGCTATCAGCTTTCAGCAAACGCGCTTGGGCACTTTCGGCGCTTTGCTTCTAGTTTCAGAATGCCGCGGGGTGCCACTCCGCATCATTTTTGAACATGCCCAAGGTCAATCGAACAGCACATCCTCATTGCTTTTGTGGCGGGTCCAGAAGCGCAGACCCTCAGCGGTCAGCACGATCTCTGTGATCAGCAGCGTGCCGGTATCCTCGTCGTGCTGTGATCTGAAATCGATGTAGCCGAGCGCTTGGAGATCCTGCAACATCGTGTTGACTTGGAACTTGCCCACGGTCTGGCGGATCTTCAGCATCATCCCCCAGATCTCGCTGCCCGTATATCTGGAGTTTTGAGACTCATGGTTCTCACGAATCAGCGTGAGAATGATGCGGCGCTGCCTGCGGATCAATTGCTCACTGCGCTCAGATTGAAGACTCATCAAACCGTACCCCCTATCTCTTTTTCCTTGGCGTCCAAAGCGGCTTTTTCCTTACTCAACATTGAATGCACGCCCTTCATGCTGTGCATGATTTCCGACAACACCTCATCCTGCCGATCGAGCCGATCTGTAATCTCCTGGCCCTGCTGAGCGGCGAACATCGCCAATCGTTGCGTCTCCCGATTTGTCTCGCCGCTGACCTCAGCCATGCGATTCATTGCCGCCGCCGTCTGAGCGGAGGCCTCCACGGCTCCCCGTATGCTTGCGGCCAGCTCGCCAAAACTCTCGCGGGTAGCCTGTATCTGGCTCTCAGTGATGCGCCCGTAGACATAAATGCCCACCAGCGCAACCAGGAAGGCTGGACCCCAAACCTGCAAAAGCTGAAAACTCTTATCCGGCTGGTTACGGAAGACTTCATAGGCACCCGCCGCCAATGCCATCCCGCCCGCTCCATAGATGGCCACTTCCAACTTTTTTAGCCATCCGCTCCGGAAGCCGAGCGAAAACTCCGCCCGCCGCCCCGCCCCGCCACCCAAGTTGAGAGTCTCCATGGTCGTCATTTTCCCTTCCCAAGCCTAAAAGTCGCTCTTGAGGTCAGACCAAGCCAAAATTTGCCCCAGCGCTGCCCCAAAATCGGCGCGTCGGGCCGTTCATCTCAAAACCGCGTCCGGTAACACCCCGGATTCGCCAAAACCTAAATCTGTGCCTTCCAGCCCGGTTTCGCCTTTTCTGCGCTTTCCGGGTTTTTACTGATGGCTGAAAGCTGAGAGCTGAAAGCTGAAAGCTCAAGATCCCCCAACCGCCCCCGCCACCGTCAAATTGTCCGGCCGGCCCCACATCGCCTGAAACTTGGTCTCGAAGACGGTGTCTTCATGCGTTCCCAGGGTGAAGACGGCGGAGTTATCCTGCCTCATCTCGCCCTGCTCACTGAAATTCGCCGATCCGTCTCGCACCAGGTAGCGATGAAAGCCTTTGGCATCGCTGGTATCCACCGCATAACTCTTCAGATGCATCAGCACTTTTGAGTTTTTGACTTTGATTTGTACTCCCGGCAGCCCGATCAGGCTATGCAGCGGAGACCGCGCGCACAGCGCGTCGCCCCGGCACTGCGCCTGCAGCTCGCCTCGGTCCAGATAAATGCGCACCTGCACGCCATGCGCGGCCCTGTCGGCCAGCGCGGCGATGATCGCCTTGTCACTCAAACAGAATGCCGCCAGATCGATGCCGGCTCCCGCTGAGCCGAGCGCGCCCACGTCCAGCTTTTCCAGATTCGTCTCCGGCGAATAAAAGGTTCCATACGGCAACGCCGCCGGCGCGCCCTGCGCAAAGGCGTACTGACCGCCCCCGCCGCCTCCGCAGCTCGCCATAAAGCCGCTCAAAGCCAGCGCCGCCAGCCACAGCAGCCTGATCCCTGACCAACGTACTCCGATCCCCACTTTTTTCACATCCCCAAAGGTGCCAAACCTGGTCCCTTGGTCCCTTAGTCCCTTGGTCCCTCTCATTACAACGCCTCCATCAATCCGCGTATCCGGCTTCCTACCACCAGCTCCGTCACCCACCAGGGCCGCTTGAAACAAATAAAAACCAATCGCCGATCTTCTTCCTGATAGGTCCACTGAATCGTGACGCCGTGGTCTGTCGCCTCGCCCCAGTCGTTTTCACAAGCAAACCCAGCCGCCTGCGCCCGAATCCGCGCCCGTACCGCAAGGTACCGGAGCCGGTCGATTCCGTCGAACTGGATGCGCAAAGAAGCCATCGACTTTTAGCTCTCAGCTTTTAGCTTCCGCCGCCTGCCCAGGTTCGATCCAGGCGGCGGAAGGTTGGTTGGTTGAGTTCCCCAGGTAGAAGCCGGCATCAAACCTTTTGGCAATCTGGGGTCACTACGCTCTGCTATGGGGTATTCCGTTAAGCCCCCAGCCCTCAGCCCTCTGCCCTCAGTTTTTAGCTGAAAGCTGATAGCTGAAAGCTGAAAGCTAGATCTTCACAACCTTATCCGCCTGCGGCTTGTCCTTCTCGCCGATGACGATGCCGAACTCCACCTGCTCACCCTCGACCAGCTTCTTGTGACCCTTGGGCACAATCGCCGAATAATGCACAAAAATGTCCTGGCCGTGTTCCCGGCCGATAAAGCCGTAGCCCTTCGCGTCGTTGAACCACCTCACCGTGCCTTTGTACCGCGTCTCTTGTGCCACGTTCCTTGTCCTTTCGTTCTCAAAATCAGCTATCAGCTATCAGCTATCAGCCGTCAGCGCCTGGCCTGGACTTTGGCTTCAACTCTGGCTTCCAGGCGTTTCACGCGAGCCTCGAAGTCCGCTTCCAGCTTGGCCACCCGCGCCTTGATCTTCACTGCGAAAATCACACCCACGGCCAGCACAACAATCAAAGCCGCTACAAACCAGAAAAGATTCGTTAGAAAATGCATTGCCGCTCCCCTTTCACTTGGTCCCCTGGTCCCTCGGTCCCCTGGTCCCTCAGTCCCTTAGTCCCTGTCGTCGCCCGGCTTAAGACTTGTTTGAAATTTTCGTCAGCCCCAAGATGCTCACCTGGGAGTCTCCCGGCATCGCCGCGACCTTCTCGGCGGTGCGGTTGAAGACGTATCCTGTGACACAAACTCCGAAGAGCGTCAATAGATCGGCGGGCAACACCATCGGCGCCAGCGCTTTGCCTGTGCAAGCCTGCACCAAAGGAATCACGATGTAATTGAAAGCCAGGATCAGCTCAACCACGTACATGAAATTCGGGCGCGCGCGCTGGGTATATTTGTCCCCAGTTGCCGCATCCGAGCGGATGTTTTGCCCGGCGATGTCGTTCATCTTCACGTCGTAATCGACCGCGGATTGCTGTGCCTGGGCTTGAGCGGCCGCCAGGGCTTGCGCGGCCTGCTGCTTTTCCTCCGGCGATATGTGAAATTCGCCGATGATCTTCGTCAATCCGTCAAACGCCTGATTGATGATCGGTACAATAACTCCCGTTGCCATCTTTCCTCCTTGGTCCCCTTGGTCCCTCAGCCCCTCAGTCCCTCAGACACTCAATCCCCCGGACCCCAGGTCCCATGGTCCCTCGGTCCCCTGGTTCCCTGTTCCCTGTTCCCTGTTCCCTCGCGCCCAGGTTGAATGTGAAGTCCACCAGCGCGTCGAATTGGCCTTGGGTGAGCGCAACTTTCACCAGCCGAGCCACAGCACGCCCTCCGCCAGCCGCCGCTTCTTGAGCGACTCCAGCTCCACCGCGCCGGCATGATCCCAGCGCACGAGCTGCTCGCACGCGCCGTCGTAATCGCCTTTGTTCAGCTTTTTCAGGAGTGTGGATCCGGAGAGCTTGATCGCGCCCAGGTTGAATGTGAAGTCCACCAGCGCGTCGAATTGGCCTTGGGTGAGCGCAACTTTCACCAGCCGAGCCACGGTTGCGCAGGCGTTATTCACATCGGAAACCAGAATGTCAGCCGCGCCAGCTTCATCAATCCCGTCCGGGAAGCTGGCCGGGTGCAAAAGCCTGTGTCCGTAGCCAATTGTCGGAAAGCCGCAGGCGTCCAGGTACACCTTCGCCCGGAAGCCCTCGGACCGCTTCAAAAGTTCCAATCCCGCCGCGCTGAATTTCATTCTTGCTCCTTGCCGGTAAAGCTGTCAGCTATCAGCTATCAGCCCTCAGCCGCCAGTTTTTAGCTGAAAGCTGATAGCTGAAAGCTGAAGGCCGTCTTCCGCTCTGGCAACCCGCCGCTCTCCTTTGGGTGAGATTGGCGTTCAATGAAACGAGCATAAGGCAGCGTTTCGCCGCGCCGGGAAGCGGTTGAAGGGGTTGCGGAAGTTGGGGAAGTTTACGGCGCGGGAGGGCGCGGGGAGGCTGGAAAGGCAGGGAATAGGGACTAAGGGACTAAGGGACCAGAGGACTGAAAACTGAAAGCTGATAGCTGAAAGCTGCTTTTAGATCACCACTCGTAAAAGAGCATACACCACGCCGGCGGTCAGCGCGAAAGCCCATAGCGCGCCGAAGACCACCCAAAAGATCGAGAAGGCGGTCAGGGAGTGAGGGTGAATGTGAGTCTCTTGGGGCGCAGCTCCGCGCATCGCGCGGATCTCCGCAATCGATTTTCCGGCTTTTGAGGCTTCTACACACTCATCATGCCCGGCAGATGCAACCCCGGCCCATTCGCCGCAAATTGTACACATTGCCATAACGTTCTCACTTTGTTTAAGTTTTACCGGATGATTTGAGTTTTGCCAACCCCTCTACCATAGCGAAGGGAAAGCCTGGAAGATCGTCTTTAACTTCAAAAGCCTGACTCGTCGCTGTCAGATTTCCCTTACAAACAGCAAACCCATAATCGTATCGGGTGAACGAAACAATGTCACGATACTTGATTCTTAATGCCTTATGAGCGCCGCCGAAAAGAATTGCGCGATCAGTCAAAGCCAAAATCCCGGTATCGATGGAGACAAAACTTTTGTTTTCTTAGTTTTAATAAGCGTCCATGGATCGAATCTGAGTCAATATGAAAATTCTTCTTGACAATCTGAGTCATTTTGACTATTCTCCTCACCATGGTTATGAAAGACACCTTACCGCGCCAGTTTATCTCTTTACGGGCACAGACGCGCAAATATAACCGCAACCGGGGTTTGTACACCCGTGTGGCGCGTGAACTCGATCTCTCTCCCAGCCACGTCCGCCTCGTTGCTTTAGGGTTGCGCCGCAGTTCCAAAGTGGAAGCCGTCCTCCTCCGCGAACTCTCCGAGGAGGCCGCTTGAGCCAACCCACACTCATAGAGTTGCAAGCAAACTTTGGACCGCCAGATTGCATACTTTTGGACAATGGCCGCGACATGCAAAAGCTGGCCAAGGGAGCAACGCCTTTCTACCTGGTTGAGTCAGCTACCGCCGCGCCGGAGGGCTGGCGGCATTCGGAGGTTGACTCGCTGGAGAATACAGGCTTCCTGGCGCGGGCCGACAAGCTGCCTGAACCAACTAAGAAAATAATCGGTAAGCCGTTTTCTCCGGATGTTTATGCACAATTTCATCGCGGAGGACGTTATTTTGAACTTCGATCCAAGGTGGCTAAACAGCCCGGTATATCTCAAACGCATGTCTCAAACGTTGCATCAGGCCGAGCAAGGGGCAATCATGTTTTGACTTTTCTCATTTCAGAGATGAAACTAATAGACGCTGAGGTGAGTAAATGAGTACCCAAATGGCCTTGCAACTGGCCATCCCAATACCTTTAACCGCCCCGCAACGCGTCCTGCTCACTTCGCCGGAAGATGAGGCCACCGCAGAATTCCGCTCCTCTTTTGTGCGCATGATTATTGAATCCCAGCGAGACCCTCAACGGTTTGGCCGTCTGGTGCTTCGTAACGGGGATCGCGTTACGAGCCTGAGCCGCATGGTGGTCTACGCCGCCGAGCTGGCCCAGGTCACCGAGGCCACGATGTGGCGCTGGCTGGCGGTCTATAAGAAGCACGGCCGCGCCGCCCTGCCCAACTCGCAGCGCAAAGACAAAGGCCAATCGCGCTGGTTCGAGGCTTATCCCCAGGCCAAGCACTTTGCCGCTTACCTCAGCCTGGGCGAAGCCGGCCTGGGCGGCCTCGATCCCAGCCTGAACTTCGTGGGCCAGAGCATCAGCTACGTTCACAGCGAGCTGATCCGCCAGGCCAAGGCGCTGGGCATTCCGCAAGATGATCTGCCCAGCTACGCCACGGTTCGCCGCTGGCTGGAGATGATTCCCTCCTCCATGAAGATTTACGCGGAGAAAGGCAAGCGCGCCTACCGCGATCTGGTCAGCCCGCATCTCACCCGCGCCATTACGGATGTCTACAGCAATCAAATCCTCGTAGGCGATCACGCCTACCACGACGTGATGCTTAGAAATGACTGCTTCAGCAATGTCGAGTGGGGAACCAAGATTCGCATCCGCATCACCGGCTTCGATGATTATCGCAGCCGGAAGTTTGTGGGCCTGAGCTGGTGTTGGGAAGGTTCCAACCGTAGCCTATGCGCCGCCTTGATTCTTCCGCTAAGCACCTTTGGACCGCCAGATTGCATACTTTTGGACAATGGCCGCGACATGCAAAAGCTGGCCAAGGGAGCAACGCCTTTCTACCTGGTTGAGTCAGCTACCGCCGCGCCGGAGGGCTGGCGGCATTCGGAGGTTGACTCGCTGGAGAATACAGGCTTCCTGGCGCGGGCCGGAATCGCTGTTCAGTTCTGCCAGCCTTATCACGGGCAAGCAAAAAATGTAGAGAGAGGTTGGGGCACAATTCATCAGAAATGGGATAAGCTCTGGCCGACGTACACATCGGGGAGTCCCTTCACGCGGCCGGTGATGACTGAAGAGGCCATGGAGCGCCACGACAAGCTGGCGAAGCGCGGCCGCGCCGATGAATCGGAGCTGCCAACCACCAGCGCCTTCATTCAAGCTACCCGCGCCTGGATCGAGGAGTTCAATGACACCGGCCACACCGGCCGCGGCATGGAAGGCGCTTCGCCGAATGAAGTTTTCAAGGCGTGCTTCAACCCCAAGCAAAAGCCGCCCATCGACGCCGCCACACTGACTCTGCTGATGGCCGACCGCTTCACGCGCAAGGTCCGCAAATGCGTGGTGCATCACGAGAAAAAGCGCTTTGAGCCGGTGGATCGCCTGGGCTGGGAGATCCTGCACGACTTTGAAGGTTCGGAGATCATGCTGGCCTACGAACCCGGCGCGCCTGATGTGGCCAACGCGCTCACCCTCGACGGCAACTTCCTCTGCGCGCTGCGCACTGAGGAGCTGGCCCGCTACGCGCCCGCCGATCCGCACACCAAGGAACTGATCTCGCAATCGATGGCCACGCGCCGCCACCTGGAAAAGCGTACCCGCGAAGGCATCCGCAACATATCCATTGTCGCCCGTTCGAAAGGCGCGCTCAGCCCGCTGGAATCGATTGCCACCCGCCTCCAGCAACCGGCAAATACTGGCCTGGCGGACCTCATCACCCAGCGCAAACCTCAACCCCTGCCCGAATCTGATCGCGCGCTTGACCGTCCCTCCACTCCGGCTCAGGCAGCGCGCATCGCACTCGCAAGTCTCAGAAAGGCGTAAGTATGAACGACAGCACACAATCCGCCAGAGCACAGAAACTCGCCTCCAACTTCATGGTTCGCACCGGGATGTCGCCCGTGGATTTCGCGCGAAGAATTGGCTATAACTTCAATACACTTCAGCAATTTCTTAACGGGCATTATTCCGCCATCACCAACAGCTCGCGGATCTCCGGCGCGATTCTCAACTTCATTGAAAACGCGCCGCTGGACCTGGAAGACGCCTTCAACAAAAACATCTACGAGACCGGCGCGGTCAAGGTTATGCGCGGCGTCTTCGCGCAGCTCCTGACAGCCTCGCAGATTTTTATGGTGTACGCGCATCCCGGCAGCGGCAAAACAGATGTGGCCCGTTACCTGATTGCTCTGCACAACGCGCAGCGCGCTCCGGAAGCCGGCGCGTACATCTTCCGCGTTTATTGCCGCAAGAAGATTAGCCCGCGCGACCTGCTCAAGCGCATCTGCACCAAGTGTGGCACGCCGGCCGATACAGCCATCGACCGCGCCATTCACAACATCTGCTGGGACTTCAAAGGCAAGCGCGTCGTTCTCTACTTCGATGAGGCGCAAAATCTGAGCATCGATTGCCTGGACACCGTCCGCGAACTCTTTGACGAGGAGCCTCACTTCTCGTTGATCTTTTCCGGCGCGGAGGATCTGGATCAAAATTTCAGCAAGTTTACCGGCAACCTGGAGCGCTGGGAGCGGCGCATCACCGATCGCGTGACGCTTCCCCCGGTAACCACCGAGGAAGCCACCGGCATTCTCCGCAGCGAATTGCCGGAATTCACCCTCGACCAGGCCTTCATCAAGCAGCAGCTTGAGCTGGCCACCATCAGCGTGCGCGTGGACAAGAAAACGCAGCGCTACATCTCTATCGGCCGTCTTATGGCTACGATCAGCGAGATCCGCAAAAGCATGGCTCCTCTTGAGGCCGCGGACTCGCGGGAAGTTGAGAAAGTCGCATGACAATCACTCAAGCAACACGCCTGATGGGCGACGCCTGCGCCGTTGTGGCTGGCGATCTCCCCGCCGGCGCATCGGCGCCGCGCTCGCTGGAGCATCTGATTGACGAAGTGCTCGAAGACACATTCATGCCCTTCCGCGTGCAAATGAAGGTGCAGGACCGCGTGATCCGCTACAAGCGCGGCTACTTTTCGCCGGTGGATGCGCGCGGCTGGCTTCAGATGGGAAAGTACAACGGCTCCGAGGTTTTTATCGCCTACGATCCGCGCGACCTCGGCAGCATTCTTGCGCTGGATGCCCAGGGCAATTACCTCGCGTGGCTGGTCTATCATCCATGGCCGCGCTCGGCCCAGAGCTGGCTCACGCGCCTCCGCGTGTACCTGGATAACTGGCAGCCTACCCAGCGCATGACTAACATCTGCGATTTTTGGATGAAGATTTTTCTCTCCGGCGTGGTCTGCTACTTCGCCATCGAAATCCTCTGGCCGTTCTTCCGCTATGTGACGGGAGGCCGCTGATGGCCTTTCCTAAGACACAAGCCGAGATGGTTGAAAGCGGCTATGGCTTTGACCGCATCGAAACCTGCCGCGGCTGCCACCAAAACATGGAGATGTGGGAGACGCCGGCCGGCAAGCGTATTCCGATGGACCCGATGCCTGAAGACGAATCACCCGCCATCAGCCACTTTGCCACCTGCCCGCAAGCCAGCCGCTTTCGCCGGAGGAAGTGATGAGCGCAACTGCCAACGACAATCTCATCTACATCGATCAGCGCGGCGAGTTGGCGTGTGTCAGCCCCAAGGCCATCGCTGAGATCTCTGAGCAGTTCAACGACGTGCTTGTCGCGCTCTCCATCGATCTGCAGGTTGCGCTCGATTGCCTCCATATCTGGGGCGGCATCCCGATCCCCGTTGCAAAAGCCATCCTGCGCAACATCGAACCGGCCCACGCGGCCATCGACATGGCGATCCGCTCCTCGCCGGCGAAACCACTATCCATTGTCCACTATCCACTGTCCACTGTGAGCGACTCAAAAGGAGCGAACTGATGCAGGCACCCCCCTTTTTGTGCTCCATCTGCGCCGCGCCCAAACTGGCCACCAATCATTGGCAGGTGGCCATCACGCGGCCCGGCTTTGAGGGCATCATCTTTCAACCCGAGGAGACCATAGATTCTCCCAAACACCCCGATTTTGTTTACGAGGAACTCTGCGGACAGAACTGCTGCATCAAGCGCCTCAGCCGTTATCTCGACGACCTCAAAGCCGCATTCACCCCGGAAACGGAGACACCCGATGACCACGCCGAATAAACCCGCTCTGACGCCCGCTGAGATTGACGATCTCTGTCTGGCCTACGACACCGCCGCCGCCGCCGTTCAGGCCGCGCAAGAGAAGCTCGCTGGTATCAAAGCGCCTCTGATGCTGGCCGTGCAGGAGCAAGGCTACATCCCCGCGCACGCCGACAAAATGAAGCGGCTGGAAGGCACAATCTACGTCGCCAACGTGATTCATTCTTCCACCGTGAGCACCAACGCCACGGCCTGCACGGCGCTGGAACTGGAGCTGAGCGCGCGCAAGATGCCCAAGCTCTTTCCGCAGCTCTTTGAGCGCGAGGTTAAGTACACGCTCGTCAAGGGCGCGCCGGATCTGCTGAAGCTGGAAATCGGAGGCCTCGGTCCGGACAGGATTTCCCGCATTTACTCGCTCTTCAGCTCATGCTTCACCGTCAACGCCAAGACGCCTTCGCTCAGCGTGGATCTGGCCCAGGTTCTCCGCGAGAAGGAAGCCGAAGCCGCCGCCAAAGCCGAGCGCAAAGCGGCCAAGGCGGCAAAGAAAGCGAGCGCCAAGTGAGCAGCGCCACCTTCCAGCCCCGCGCTCAGATCAACCCATTGCCGCGTGCGACATGCCCTGTCTGCGGATCTCAGTTGGAGCCGTGGGGGAGCTGCCCGAATGTCCCGCCGGCGCGCATGAGCTTTGCCTGCACCTCGCGCCGCCCGGCCTACTGCGAAAAGAAAGAAGGAGCCTGATGCTCTTCTGCCGGACCAAAGCCTGTTTTGCCCAAGACTGTGCGGCGCGCATTCCGGCGCGGATCTTGATGTGCGCTCCCCACTGGGCAATGGTTCCCCGCGCGCTCCAGATCAAAGTGAATGACACGCTGGCCGTCTGGCAAAGTGGCGGCTCTCCCAAGCCTTATCTCGAAGCCATCAAGCGCGCCCGCTACGCAGTGGCCGCGGCGCAGAAACGAGGCAGCAAGTGATCGTAACTCGCCTTCAACTTTATTGTGATGGTGACCATGGCATCGATATTTACTTCCCGGAAGACGGGGCGGTGGACGGCGCCATTCTCACCCCGCATGAACTTCGCAAGGAAGCCAAGAAAGCGGGCTGGAGTCGCACGCGCGGAACTATGCCGCAAGATCTCTGCCCGTCCTGCACGGAGAATAACCAATGAGCAAGCCCCGCGATTACGAGCGCTGCGCACAGCACAGGCTGGAGGCAATCTTGACCGTGGAGGATCAGCCTCTCTGCTACGCCTGTATTGTGTGCCTGCTCTACGCGGATACGGATACAAAGCAACTTGCCGAATGGCTTGGCCGCCCACACAAAGCTGTCATGCTCCGCGCGCACCTCTTCGGAGTTCACAAAAGCGAAGCCTATCTTGCGACTCATTCGCGGGGGTTTTTCAAGGCTGGGCATATCCCGTTCAACAAAGGCCTCAGAATGCCCGGCTATTGCGTTGGACGCATGGCTGAAACGCAATTCAAAAAAGGCCAGCGCAGCGGCTTTGCCGGGAAGAATTGGAAGCCCCTGGGGACAATCGTTGCCGATCCCCAAGGCTTTCTCAGAATCAAGATCCGCGAACGCATCAACGGTAAACCTGTCGGACGGGATAAAAGCATCTGGCCGCTGGTGCATTGGCGTGAATGGGAAAAGCATTATGGCCCGATTCCCCCTGGGCACAAAGTTGTTTTCAAAGATGGGAATCGCGCTCATTGCGCGATCGACAATCTGGAACTTGTTACAGACGCCGAGATGATGCGGCGCAATTCCATCAATAAACTGCCGGATGAACTGACTGAGGTTATCCGGCTCAACGCTTCACTGAAACGTCGATTGAGGAAGATCCATGAAGAACAAAATGTCCGATTTAAGAAACCATCTCTTTGAAACGCTTGAAGCGCTCAAGGATGAAGAAAAGCTGATGGATATTGATCGCGCCCTGGCCATCAGCACGGTGGCACAAAAGCTGATCGAAACAGCCAAAGTTGAAGTGGCTTTTCTCAAAGTGACCGGCGCGGATGGTTCACCTGAGTTCTTTGATGCTCCACCAAGTTTGCCGCGTCTTTCCAGCGGATCGCCCAGGAGGTAGCCATGCCTTATGTTCAAACACAAGCGGCCCCACGCGGTAAAAACTGCACGCGCTGTATGTGCTGCCCGGCCGAGATTGATGTTGACGGCGAGCTGCTCTGCGGCCCCTGCGATGATGGCACGCACGCGCCGCTCCCTGAGATCACCAAGCAGTCACCGGCACTCGAACCTTCAGGCAGCGAGATTGTTGCTATCCAATCTCAAACCTATGATGCTCTTCACGCCATGGCCACAGCGCTGGAAGCTACCGAAGTGCATCTCTGCCCGCAACCCCCTCAACCCGGAAAGGAGAAGTCCATGCCGAACACCAAACCTGAAATTGAAGATGCAATTCGCAACGCGGATCCTTCGGAAAGTACTCGTGATTTAGCCGAGCGCCTCAATATCTCTACCGCTTCGGTTTACTCTTACCAAGCCAAAATCCGCCACAACAAAGCCGCCGGGAAGTCTGGCGTGGTTAAACCCAAAGCCACACCAGCCACCAAAGCCGAGCGCCCCGGCAACGCCACCACGCGCGCCGTTAACCTTGTGGACTCCTTCCCCGTCACCCTCAACCTCAGCGCTGCCGCCCTGGACGCCTGGTGGGCCGCGCGCAGCTCCGCAGAGAAGGCGCGGATCTTCGGCTCCAACTTCATCCTCACCTTGGAAGGCTTTGTCTCGTGAATATGGCCGCCGCCAACCCGGTTCGCTGGACTATCTCCGAGCGGAATCTTCTCTGCTCGGAGTGCCGGGAGATCATTCCCGCCGGCGATCTTTTCGCCACCTGGGTTGACCGCTCCGTTGACGGCTATCACACCTGTTTTTCGTTGCGCGTTGTCTACCTTCTCACCCCGCGCCACTATTGCGCCGAATGCGCTCAACTGCTGGAAGATTCGCTCACCACATCCGAATCTCTGGAGACAGTATGACTGACTCGCTTTTTCCCGATCTCGCGCCCTCGGCTGAGGAGATGGTGAAGGCTATCGATCTCAAGATCGAGAAGCTGCTTTACAACGCCGCGCAAGGTAACTCCGGCTCGATTCTCACCAAAGAAGAAAGATACGTCCTTCGCCGCATTCGTTATCGCCGCGGATCGGCCAATGCCATCACCATCGACGAAATTCAGGATCAGATCGACGTGTGCATCAAACAACTCACCGCACGCCAGGTCAAGCAGATCGTCCGCACGCTCCGCCTTGACTATCACCTGCCAATTGGCAGCTCCAAGAGTGCCACAGGCGGCTACTTCCTGATGATTAGCCATGCTGATCGCGCCATCTATCACGCGCAGGTGTTAGACCAGGTTCGCGCGGAGCTGGAAGTATTCCGCGCTGTTGATGGCCACGATGCCGCGCTGGAGCTGCTCGGCCAACTCCGCTTGGAAGTGGCGGCGGAAGTCGCTTGAAAGGATCGCCATGAACAGGATTGATTATTTCTTTTTCGGATGCATTTCAATTTTGATCGGTGGAATGCTTATCTTTCTTCTCACGATTTAGGAGTTGGCTATGTACATCCGCTCTCAAAAATCCGTGCAGGCCGCGCCCGGCGCTCCACCGTCGAAAGCCGAAGCTCTCTTTGTCTGCCAAGTCGCTGGATGCTCGGCCGAGCGCCGCTCTGGACAGTTGATGTGCCTGGCTCACTGGCGCTCGTTGCCGATCAACCTTCAGGAGTCAGTAACTCGCACCTGGAATGCATGGCGTCAAGGGCATTCCGATTATCACGCGTACAAAGCGGCCCGCCGTGAAGCCTTACAGCACTTTGAAAGGAAGTAAGTGATGAGTGAAATCAACTCTCTCGCTCGTGAAATAGCTCTATCGGCCTGCATCGAGCGCCTGCGCTCTGAGTCTGGTCGCGTTGAAATCAAAGGTGTCGAGTGGCGTGACATCGATGTCGAGGTCAATGGCGTTCAGCTCGGCAGTGTGCTCAAAAAGGAACTCCGCTTCCTGAAAATCTACGGCGACCAGATCTCTTTCGGCGTGCTTCTCTGGCATCCGGAAAAGCCCAACCTGGTGCGGGTTGACGAGGGGCGCATATGAGGCCGCGCAAGAAGGTCCTAATTGTCGGCGAGTGCGAAGATCGCGTCTCTATCCTGGCCTTTGCGCTCGGCTTGACCACTTACCACGTCACCACATCCTCCAGCGCCGCCGCCGCGCTAGATCTGATGCGCGAGAGAGCTTTTGAATTGCTCCTCGTAGATCTCCCCCTCGCCGGCGCGGAGCGGCTATGTGACTTTGCCGCCGCGATCGAGGTGAAGACGCCCTCAGTTCTCGTCGGAGCGCGATCTGATTTTGATAACTCTGAAGTCGTCGCCGACGCGCGAGTAGTCCCCCAGCGCGACCGCGCCGAACTTCTGGAGCGCATCAAGATCATCACAGCCCGCAAGCGCGGTCCCAAAAAAGGTTCAGAGCGCAAACCCTGCGCCTCAGAGTCCACGCCGGAAGTTATCTCTGCGAGGTGCGCATCATGACGCCTTTTCAGACAAAGTTACAGCGCTGCAAGGTTGTGCTGCTGCTGCGCGCGGTCATCGGCGCGGGTTGCAACATCCGCGCCGCCGTGCCGGTCACCGGCTGCTCGTATAACACCATCCAGCGCACGCTCAGCCGCGCGGGCTATAGCAGTCGGCGCATCAAACAGCTCGCACGCGTACAAGCTAAAGCCCGCGCCCTCGACGAGATAAACGCTTCTGCGGATCGCGCTATGGAAGCGTTGAATTGGGCACCAGTCAAGTAACTCAGCAACCAACGGAGAGAATAGAGTTGCAAGAGACTATTTACCAACGCCAGTGTCAGCGGCAAGGTTGCACAAAGTTAATAAGTCCGACGCGGCCCGCGGCGCGTTTTTGCGGCGACATTTGCCGCCAAGCCGATGGCCGTGAACGGCGCAAACTCAAACCCCCAATGCTTTGCTCGGAATGTAAGAAGGCTTTGAAGGAACGGAAATGCTAATCACTAAGCCACAAATCGGCCGCCTCCAGGTGCTTTACGCGCAGCTCGCCGCTCATGAGATCGGCGTCGGCTCCAGCCGCGAGGAGCGCTTGGAATGGGTCTCCGCGCGCCTGCGCCGCCCCGTGAGCAGTTTCAAAGAGTTATCCGCCGAGGACGCCGGATGGTTGATCGACCAGCTTCAATCTGAGCTGGGAGTTAAAACCCCCGCCAAGCCCCGCAAGCGCCTCAACAGAGACCAGGCGCGCCGCGCCGGCCTCGACGGCCGCAAGGATGGTCAAGAGTTTGCCAGCGCCCCGCAAATGGCCTCCGCCGCCGATCTGGAAGTTATCGAGAGTTACTATCATCGGCTGGGCTGGGAGCGCGCGCAATTTGACGCCTGGATGCGTTCCACGCGCTCGCCGCTCAAGCATAAGTCCGCGCCCTCTATTGTGATCGTTTCCGACGCCAACCGAGTTAGATGGGCGCTCAAAGGGATGTTACAGGCTGCTGGAAAATGGCAGGATCGGAGGCCGCAATGAACTTCCGCCACCCTGACCAGTTGTTACTTCCCTGGAGTCCACGAGTTACCGTCTCCACCTCTCGCGTTGCTGAAATTCTTAATTGTTCTGATAATACCGTCGTTCGCTTGATTGAGGACGGAAGTTTGAAGGCCTACAAGCTCCGTGGAGCCAGCAGCCCTTGGCGGATCAACTATGATTCGCTCATGGCCTATATCGGGCGCATTCACGATCAAAACAGCCTCGAAACCCGCTTCTGAAAGCGCCTCAAAAAGCCCTCGGCGGAGGCATCCGTTTTTGGTAATTATTTATCGCGTTTCCCTAATGGATTTTTAGGTGTTTTCCAGCCGCCTATATGGTTTTTCATATTCACTGGTTTGGATGTTTTTTCAGATCGTTTTTTTAGGGGTTTTGGCGGGTCAAAATACACCTTTTACCCGCCATTGGCGCGGCTGTTTTAAGTTTTCCACATTTAGCTGATTTGGGATGATTCATAATATGGTACTCGGCTCATTGGCGCTACCAGGAATCAATCACTTACAGCCTCTAACGCCTTACTTTTCGCCAATCACTCTCATTTAATTTGAAAAATCGTTTCTCGCCGTTGCGCTGTGGAAATCCGCCTTTCACCCGCGCCATTCCCACATATTCCCACCATCCCCCACTCCTTCCCCCCACTCTCATATAATTTGAAAACTCACAGTGCCCCATCCATTCCGCGTTCTCTGCG